GGAGCCATATCCAGTTCGTATTTGTAGCCGGTGTATGTGTAGAGCTGGGCATAAAAACCCATCCGCTCCACCTGTTCTAGCGCGTATGCGGTGAGGTTTGTGAGGTCGAGGGTGCTCATGGGCTTGAGCTTGTTTTCCTCCACGTCCACCGCCACCGGCAAAGTCAGCTCCTTGCCGTACACCGCCTGCCGCAGCAGGGCAAGCTCTGCATCTGCCATCGCCTCGCTGGTGGCGTAGGTGTAGTAGTAGACGCCAACGTCCAGCCCTGCCGCTTTGGCGTTGCGGTAATTTTCCTCAAAGGTGGGGTCGATGTACAGACCGTCCGCCCGCTTGGAGAGCTTGCGGTTGGTGCTCACGGTCTTGAGCATCGCTCCCTTGTAACCCGCCGCTATCACCTGCGCCCAGTCGATCGCACCCTGATAGCGGCTCACGTCAATGTACCGGTATGGCGGGTCGCCCTCCCAGCCGGTGACGGCCTCCTCAACAGGAGGCTCTCTTGGTTTTTCCGGCGCAGGACTTTCACTGTCCCCGCCGAAGAGCACCTTCAACAGCCCCACCAGAAATTCCAAAAGTTTTTCCATCGCTTACTCCTCCTGTACGATCTCCTCAAAGCCGCTCTTGATAAGAATCGCCTTGACCTTCTCCTTCAGCAAGCGGGGGCAGCGCTCATACAGCGCCTTTGCTTCCTCCGCGCTCTCTGCGAACATGATCTCCTGTGCCCATAGTTTAGCCATCATAAGTGCCATCCTTTCTAATTTTTGTGTGATTCGTTTAAGCATACACAATCTCCGACATTTCCATCAGACATTGCTTAAGCATCTCGTTTTCTTTTTGCAGTGCCGCCACCGTGTCCGGCAGCTTCTCCCGGGCTTCGGCCTTTTTGCGTTCTTCCTCCTGAGCGGCCAGTTCTTCGGCGGTGTAGCGAATGTACTTCTGGATGGGCACTTTCTCCACCCATTCCTCCTGTGCCGGTACGCCGGGGCGGTCAACGATTTTCTGCACGTCCTTGCCACCGTTTGGATACTCGGTCACTGTCTCCCAGTGCCACTGCTCCTCCACGCCCTCCACAGCGGGGTGGGTGACTTCTTCAGCGGCAGCTATCAGATAGCCCAGTGTCAGGTCCGGGTTTTCCACGACTGCGCCGTTCTCGTCAATGATTTTCATAAGTCAAAGCCTCCTTTCTCAGGCCACGCGCCGCCAGATGTGCACATAGTAGGCGGCGGGCTGCACGGTACTGCTTGCACCGTAGATCGGGTTCGAGAGGGAAGCATCAAAAGAAATATCATATGCCGACCCTTCATATCCAGCATATCCACAAAAAGGAGAGCTAGCCTCTGTAACTGCCAAAGCACCTATTGACGATATGGCGTTTTTATTACCGCGAAATGGTGTTGTTTTACCGTCATTTGAGGTTTCGCTTAAACTACCTGCAATGTTCGGCAGACCGGCCTTCACGGTGGTGCCCGCTGCGTGGTAGTAGGACGCTCCCATCAGAACACGATCCTGCGCAATCTCCTGCCATGTGCCGCCGAACAGGGCGGCAGGACTGGTCGGGTCGGTGCTCTGGTAGATGCTGCCCCCGGGATGGTCTGCAAGCTTTTGCTCTTCAAGAAGCCTGTTTACTTGTTCCCGTGTGTAATAGTCGGATAAATCGGCTTTTTGAACGCTGTCCTTCCACGCGCCGGTGTCGCTGTCCCACGTCCAGATGGTATCGGTCGTGCCGACCACTGCCCACCAGCCGTTTTCGCCCACCGGCACAGCAGTCTTGAGAGCTTCCGGCGTGGCGTACCAGCCCTGTGCACCGATGGTGATAGTGCGCACCTGCTCGAAATATTCTTTGGTGCCTTGCAGGTTCTTGGCGGATTCTGCCTCGGACACTTTCGCGGCGGCCTGGCTTGCAGCGGCGGCTTTTTCACTTGCCGAACTCTGTGCCGCACTTTCTTTTGCTTCTTCTGCGGCGTTTAAAGCGCCTGCAACAGTGCTCAGTTCATTAAGCGTTGATGCGTTGAGCGGTGTCCCTTTTTTTGTTGGTTCGTCATTTCGGATAAGGGTGACAATTTCGGATGTTCCATCCGACTTTACCATTGTCCATCGACCCGGATATTTTGCAACGCGGTCTTCAAAAACCATATTGTCCATCTCCTGTCATGTATTCGCCGGAAAACGTAACGTATGTTTTAGCAAGCGTTTCAATGTCGAACAAAATTTGCTCGATTTGATTCATCGTTGAAAAATCGAGTTTGTTCATGCTTTCTGGCGTATCTGCGATACCAGATGGGCCAGAGCATTTAGCACGAATGGAGTTGATGTTAGAAAGCCATCGTGTTGCGTCGGAGACTTTCATATATCCATCGACTGTCCAATCGGTCCGAACAGAAACAGATGCGCCAACAATGGAGCCAAGCTCCTGAATACCGGATTCAATGCGATTGAAATCCGTATAACTCAAAGCGCCTTTCATTCCGGCAAGCCATTCCGATTGCTCGATCTCCGTCCATGTGCCTGTTCTTGCTTTTGCTGTGATTTCTTTTACGTGGTTAACGTCTGATTGCGTTCGGTCTGTAATCCATCGAACCATAAATTATTCTTCCTCAACTCTGTTTTGATACCCGATAGGCAAATTACTCGGAACGGTAAACATGTAATGATAGCACTTATTGGCAGTGTCGCCAGAGCCGATACAGTCATAATAAAATAATTCTTCTTTGTCATTAGAATTACCAAGATGCGCTTTGTCCCAATACCTTGAAACAACAATAGAACGATAATAAATATTTCCAACAGAAGGACCCATGCCAAAATATTCAAGATGGGTAACGGGAGTTCTCGTCCACTGCTGATACGGGCTGTAGATGCTTCCTTCAGTAAAAAAAGGATTTCTCAGAAGTTCTTTTGCTGTAGGGAGCGGGCTTCCTTCTACGTTGCATCCATAACCCCAAATTTCGTTAATAGAACTATCGTTATCAGGAAATCCGTAGTATATTTCTTTTGCGGAAGGTAAAAATATACTGCGAGATAGAGTAGACACAGCAGAAGGTACGTACTCGTTAGAATTATTTTTTTTGAACGCGGGAGTATAATAAAAAGTAGTTTTGCCGATTTTTTTCTGCATAAAATCAGAAAAAGAATTTTTTACGTTTCCGTTTAATAAGGCATCAATACTGCTGGTCGAATACTCTGCGGGAGTTGTCATTTTACTATCCCACGCAGTGTTTTCTGTTTTCGCGTCTTTAAGAGCAAGAAGCGTTCTTCCTTTACCATTTAATTCTGGTTCGTAATTATGCTTTGAGACAAGAAAAGCAGTGTAAACGCCAGCGACGGAGATGTAAACGGTATCGCCTTCTTTGAGGTTGGAAATCTCATCCGCAATCGTAGTAGCGTTGCAAGAAGCGGAAAGGCTTGCGACTGTAGCCGTAATCGTTGCCTTTCCACTGTGTAAATACGTGACGTTGCAGACAGATACACCGCGTTCGTTCTTGATGACATTCAGTTCAACGATACCAGCGGGAGATGCATTCCAAATAATAACAGGGGAATCGGCAGACGCAGGGGTAAGCGTTGCAGTGAGCGTAATCGTATCGGTAGGATGCAAGTAAATTTCAGAAGCATCGATTTGCAACGAATCAACATCTTCAATCATATACCCGGTAACGGAGCCCTTGAAGCTACCATTAAAGGTATAAGAAACGTCCGTAATCAACAAGTTAGAAGAATATCCAAACTGATGATTGAGCTTGACAAAATCAAGAGCATCGTTGTGTGGGCTGGCACGATAAGACAGGGTGGCTTTTCGACGGTTAGAAAGCACTTTATAGCTTTCAGTTAGAACATTTTTGGGCTGGGAGACAATGGAAGAAGAAATAAGTGCATTGTTCACACTTTGCGTAACGCCATCGCCCGTATCGCCGTTCGGATATAACGATGAAGCTCCATTTAGAGAGTAAGAGATGTTTTTTAACTTATTAGAAAAAGTGATTTCCGGATACTGATAATCATTGATTTCGGTGATTTCGTAAATGTCGGACTTGTTTTCAGGAAGGTACGGAACTCGGTCAATCCGAATCTCACCGCTTCTTGTCTGATACAAAGCCATACCGGCTGCGTTAGCGGAAAGCTGTAGCACATCAGCGTTTTTATACGAAGAATTTCCGTTACTAAAATCAGCTGTATAATCCTTCAAAGATTCATTGATGTAATAGCTGATACCAGAAACATCAAGAAGTTCCAAAGCGTCATAGCATATTTCGTATAAAGTGCCGCTTTTTCTTCCGGTGTATGGCGAATCGATTAAAAATGCCAAAGCATCGCGAGCTTCAAAGGAAGCGGTAATGCCATTAGAAGGAATACTCCAACTAGAAAGGTAAAACTTACCTCCGTTAATCCATTCGGTCTGTCCGTCCAAGTCCATGCCATACTTTACAAAAACAGCTTGGCGTTCATACAAATACTTGTAGAGACCGTCAGGGTTGATAGGATTCCATTTTTGATCGCTGTTATCAATGGAAAAAGAAATCGAATCCTTAGAAAGCTGGCCGGAAATTGGGTCACGCTTTGATTTATGGGAATACGACAGAAGGTCTGTTTTGCTAAATCTCACACGTTGTCCAAATTCCACTTGTGAGATACGAGCTCTTCGGTTTGGAATACACCATTCAAGAATTTCAATAATAACCGAATCATAATTGGAAATCTCAAATTCAATTGAAGTTTCGGCGGAATCGTTGTTGTCAATTTGCTTTTCCAAAAGAAGAGCGGTTCCTTTGTAAGCGGAAACTTTAAATGATTTTGCCCATTCATTTAAAATTTCAGACCAAACGATTGTCAGGCCCGGTATTTTTTCTTCGTGGATTTTACTAAAAGAAAATGTGATGGTTGGATGATTGGAGCTTGATACGCATTCACCGCTTACATAGCCGCATTCTTGATACGGTTCGGAATCCGGAACGATACCAAAGCTTCCATCCAAAACCCAAAAATTAGTTTCGGCAGTCGCATAATTTCCGGAAACGGAAGTGTCAAAATCGGTGATGGATGCCACGTTGCTAAACACGGTTTGTGAACCTGAACTTGCAATAGCGTCCGTTTGTGCCGCATCATCAGCTGCATGATAAGTAATCTGAATAAAGGTTTCGGGTACAAGCGTATTATTATATTGCGAAAGCCACTTATCGGACGGCTTTACAGACATATAAAATCACCACCTTTAGACCTCAACAAGGCTCAAAGAACAATCCGTCCAGCCCATTACATTTCCAGTGTTTGGCCCCCTTCGCCACATTCCGGCCGTTCGGTCGGAAACATACATCTGACGTGTAGAATAAGAAGCTGTTGTTTGATTGTAAAATCGTACCGTGCAATAAAAGTTTCTAGTGAATGGGCTGATAACGGAAGCCCATTGTTTTGCGGTAAGGTATTTCCACTTAAGAGCCACTTTTGCAACATCGTGTCGAACCACAGAGCCAACAACCTTGCCTTGCACGTTGCGGCCAGAATCAACGATGGTTGAAGTTGTTGCGCTATAAGAGGAAGGCTCCGGCAAATCTACGCCGTTCACCGATACAAGAGCTTGCATAATTCACCGTCCCTCCCTTAATAGCTATACACTTCCGTACCCATGATTTGCACGCCGCGGTCAGCCTGCTGCTTTTCAACCGAAGCGGTAATCTGCTTTCCGTCGATGAACAGCCTGACTTCTTTACCACCGGTAATTTCATCACCATAGCGCTGGAAAATATCAAGAAACGCATCATAGCAACCATCATGAACTGCGCTCCTCAAGTCAGATACGCTTACTCCACTTGTAGAAGAGCTTGGATAGTAGCTTCCAGTAGATGTCGTAGACCCGGTAGAAGAATCATATCCGCTTGTTCCAGGATAGCTGGAATAATCTTGGTTCACTGAAGATCTAGATCCGCCTAGACTTGCAACAATACCAGCAATTGCGGCGGCGATTGCAATTCCGCCAGCAAGCATCAGCACACCCGTTGGGATTCCTAAACTTGTCAGGACGCTACCAATCGATTCCAGCATGCCCATAAAAGCGCCGCCAATAGATGTGATTACCCCAGCAACGCCTGTTAAAATTTCAGGGAATTTACTAACGAGGCCTCCAAATAATCCGTTGCTGATAGAAAAGCCTGCATTTGTAAGTGGAACTTTTAAGCTGGAAAATCCATTGTAAATTTTTTGCCCCAGCTGAGATACGCTTTTTACAATATCCCCAAAATTATTGGTAATGCCTTTCCAGATGTTTTTGCCAATTTGCAATGCAGAATCAAATAGCGTTCCGGCTGCTTTCTTTAGAACGTCAGACAGTTGAGAAATCAAGTCTGCTGCATACGTTTTTACCTCGGAACGATTTTTTTCTCCCATCGCTTGCCAAATAATAGCTGCCGCAGTTGTTCCGACCATTTTCAAATCTCCACTCTGCACAGCATTCCAAAGGTTCTGCACTGTGCCGAAGAAGTCGCTCTGCAAGCCGGAATCAAGTTCCTGCCACTTGCTGCTCAGACCGTTGAAGAAGCCATCAACGAAATTCGTTGCGGTGGTCGCGCCATAGTCAATCATCTCGTTGCCCTTCTGCTGAGCAACGTTTGCCAGATTGGCCATAGCTTGTTCAACGTAAGGAAGTGCAGCAGTGATGCCGTTTGCAAGACCTTGATCGATAAATTCACCAAAGCGTTCAAATAGAGCGGAGGGAGAGTGAATTTCAGTATCGGTCGTGAACTTGTCAATGATAGCTTTCGCAAGATTTGCCGCAGCGCCTTTTGCAGTTTCAATGCCGCTCTTGATACCATTTACCAGACCTTGCCAAATGTTTTTGCCCGCTTCAAACATTTTGGAAGGAAGAGAAGCAATAGCATTTGCAACGGCTGTTACCATATCGGAAGCAGCTTTTGCGGCATCTTTTGCCCACGTTTTGATATCATCGATAAATCCACGAACAGCTCTCGCACCATTTTCGACGTGTTCATCGAGATGTACGAACCATGTAACAACATTCTTTACCCAATTGATAAGGTCAGCAAAACCAAGAACCGCCTTTTCGATGAAGTTACCGTTCATCTGAATATCAAGACGGTCGGTTTCACTTACTCCATTGGCAATCCATCCGACAAACACTCCGATATCGTGAATCAACTGAGCAATACCCATGACGGCATTTTCGATAAAGTTACCGTTCATCTGTAAATCAAGCCTGTCAGTTTCGGAAACACCGTTCTGAATCCATCCAATAAAAATTGCGAAATCATTGATAAGGTTTCCAATGGCTGTAATTGCGTCACCTACAAAATCAGCAACTTTTTCGCCCATAGACTTGAAAGCATTGAACCAGTCCGTTTCCATCTCAAAAGCTTCTTTTTGGCTTTCGCTACCAAGACCACGAACTGCAACAGTGATAGCTTCAAAACCAAGAACAGCAAGACCGGCTACAGGATGACCGCTAACAATAAGACCGATGCCCATAAGTGTTGTAATTAAATCACCAACATCAAGATCAAGGTCTTTTACAACGTCAGAAATTGTTTTGAACGCAGAAGAAATGCCATCCTGCCAACTTTCTGGAATGAGATTCCAGATTACTTGCTTTAAGTTAGAAAAAGATTCTTTCAGGTATTTGATGGATTCTCCGAGTTTTCCATCTGTGAGTGATATATTCCAACCCTGCCTAAGCCCTTCCGCAGCAAGGTAAATCATAGCTCGAACACGTTCAAGGCCTTTTCGGAACGCCTCACTGTTTTGGTACAGGTCGACAAAACGAGCAACCATGATGCCAACAGCGACAGCTGCTCCCATAATGGGAGACTTCCAAAGCTTGAGAATTCCTTCAATTAAAGAGCCATCGCCTTTGATTTTATTGAGAGCTTCAAGCAAAGCGTTGCCAATAGCCCACGTTGCAAATCCGGCAGAAATACCAGCAATCAATGGCGCAAGCTTTTCCAGCTTTGCCTTGATTTCGTCCACGGCGTTGCCAACATAGTTCTTGAACATATCGTAGCCGGACAGGTCTACGTCGCCCAAGATATTGCCAGCAGATGCGCCGCCGCCAGAGCCAGAACTCCCCTGTGTGGGGTCGATGATGTTCAGTTCATCAAAACCCATCGTGTAGTCCTTGAGGGCTTTGGCGGCTTTCTTTGTCGAATCGGCTGTGTTATCCATTGCGTCACCGATACCACCAACGCTGTCAGCGCTCTTGGTGAAATCAGTAAACACGACCTTTACACCCATCAGCTTTGCCACCCACTGGACAAATTCTCGAATAAGTTGGACAGCAGCAATCAGCGGAGGAAGAATGGATTTCATGGCAGGGTAGAGCAGAGAGCCAACAGACTTTGCCAGCATATCCAGCTGCGCTTTCAGAATAATCTGATTCGCAGGGCTTTGGATGGTCTGTGCAAGGTTGCCCTGCACGTTGGCAGTCTGCTTCATAATGGCAATGTAACGCAGAACTGCTTTATCTGCCTGGGACAGGCTGGAGACTTGCTTGTTAAAGCCCAGTGCAAGAAGTTCCTGCTGTAACCGCGCCTGAGACAGGTCAACGCCCAAACGGCGAATAGGTTCAATCTCGCCAGAGATAGCAGAAGACATTGCGGTAAAGGTTTCGGCAACATCCTTATTCCAATAAGAACCTTCGTCATAGGCAAGCTGAGTCAGGTTCTTAGACAGAATGTATGCTTTGTCGCTGGCCAGACCAAACGAAGTACCTAAACTCTGGATGGTAGCCATGTAGGTCATTGCTTTGGTCGGGTCAACGCCAAGCAACCCCTGCATCTTGCTAATGAGCGTATCGGCTTCACCGCTCAGATTGCCCATAGCATTATGAAACAGGTCTGTTGCTTCATAGAAGTCGTTAAACTTCGCAACAGCGTTGCCAAGATACTCAGCGATAGCTTTCAACGAAACCAGCTTTGCCATGTTCCGCATAAAGCCGTTCATCTGATTGGACAGACTGAGATAGCTCTTACGCTGCTTCTCGTTGGCTGCGGTCACGCGGTTTGCCTGTGTGACCACTTTGCTCAACTGCGGAGGGAGCTTTGCAAAAGCATTGCCCACCTTGTCGAGCTGAGATGCAAGGGGAGTAAGGGCGACGGAAATCTTCTGGCAAGAACTTGCAAAAGAATCGAGGTCGGTGGCTTTCAGCTTGTCGGTCAGGTCAGGAACCTTCCCGATCGCATTGAAAGCGCTGCCAAGAGCTTTAAGGTTCGATGCGTCCAGAATGGACAGAGGAGCCAAAGCATTAGTGAGCTGAGTGATGCTTCCAGACATGGAGTAGAAATCCACACCGTTCAAGCCGGAGACTGCCGAAGGAATCTTCTTGATTGCATTCACGACCGTGTTGATGCTCTTTGCGCTTGCGGTCGTGTTGACGTTGGAAAGTCCATTCAGAAAGCTGGTAATTTTGTCCAGCCCAGACATTCCGGCAGATGCCTGTTTCAGCGTTGCAATAGAACTAGCCAGCTTGTCAAGACTGTTTACAACCTTTGTAACGTTGCCCTTTGTCCGCAAATTAGAAATGGCGGTAGCGAGCTTGTCGATATTAAGCTCTGCGCCCTGCGATTCCGCAGAAATCTCTACGGATAAGCTCGTAATATCAACATCAGCCATCACTACCACCATCACTTTCCATCATAGAGAACATCATTCTCTTGATTCGCTCCTGCGCCTCAACTGCGCGTTGGTATTCATACTCGTCTTTCTCCTTTTGAGTAAGGGGAATCGGTCTATCCATGTACTTGATGGGTTTAGACCCTTTCTTTCGGAACATATTGCCAACTGTAGAGGAAAGCGCAGATGCCATGTAAAAACCGTTTCTCCATGCTTCTGCATTGGCTCTGCGTTCTCGCAGTTCCTCTGCGTCACGGTATACCTTAGCCAGCCAGACATCGCCGTGCCAGAACTGCTCGTAGGTCATACCGATGGAGATGTAATAGGCTTCTACATCGTGGAACAGCTTGGAGAAGGAGAACGGCTCTCCCTCTCCGTCTGGTTCCTGAGATTGTGCGGTTACACAATCTCCCACGTTGCGTTTTTTGCAGTTTTGTCCTCAGTGTCAGTTGCCAGCAGAGACTTGGAAGCGTCCATGAACATCTCAAGCAGCGTAGCCATCAGCTCTTCCTTCTCGTCGATGTGGGCAAACATTTCGTCCACGACTTTACGCTTGATGCCACGATTCCGGGCGATAAACGCGCCGTAGAACAGGGCGCGGGAGTTGGACAGCAGGTTGGTCATCTGAGTGTACTGACCAATCTGAAAGCCTGCACGTTCGGTTGCTTCCACACTGTCACGGGTGAAAGTCAGTTCGTAAGTGTTCTTACCATCGGGGGAATGAAAGTTGATAACCTTAGCAGCCATAATAAATGCTCTCCTTTATAAATAGGGGCAGAACCAAATCCGATGTTCAGTTCTGCCCGGTTTGATTGATTCGATTTTGGCGGTTTAGCCGCCATTGACAGTCAGGGTCTCGCTGAACTCAGGCTTCTTGGTGAAAATGCAGTTGATGGTCATTTCCACAACCTCGTCCACGCCAAAGCCGGACAGACCAACCTGATGCATACCCTGCCAAGTGAAGCCGGAGCCGTCCTGCATCTTCAGGGCATAATACTTCACGGTGTTGCTCTCGGAAGTCTCATCGTAGCCAGCTTCCTTGACCTTCTTGTAGTCAGTCTTGTTGTAGTTGGCAGTGAAAGACTTGGTGTCGCTCTGGATGATGCCAAAGATGTTGACCTGCATAGGGTCAGACAGAGTAGTGGCATCCAGAAGGTTAGGCTCGGAGATCAGGTCGGGCACATCCTTGATGTCGCACAGCTTCGTCAAGGCGGTTGCGCTGTCGCCACAATACAGGGTGGTATTCAGACCGGAGATAGCCGTACTCATAGAATGTTTACCTCCTTAGTTTCGGTAAATCATTCCGTCCTCTCCGATTGTTGCCCCATAGCTGCAATCAATCCGATAGACGGAATTGTTGTACAGCCCATTCAACGGGGCAAACGATTTTCGATAGAAATTGAGCGGTTCCAACACAGAATCCACGATGTCCACAATGGAGCGGGCTTCTGCAATGCGTCCGCTGGTTTTGTTGGAATAGACACGCACACGCAGGGAAACTGCGGCATACTTGCTTCGGTTTGCAGAATCTCGATGAACCGGGAGGTTGCTGTTTTCCTCTATCTGCACACACGGAAACTTCTTGACGTTGCTGTCATTGATTTCACCAGTGACGAAAATGCCGGGCACTTGCTTTCGCAGTTCCTTAGCAACAGCCGTGAAAATGGAATTGAAATAATCAATCAACTATTCCAGACCTCCCTCCACGTTGCTTCTACCTGAGAAGCCATTTCTTCAACAGCTCCCCACATAGCCATAGCCGCATCGTTGCCGCTGGTGTAATTCAACTGGCCTTTGCCGGGAACGGTATCCACATAGGTTCCGGCATTGCCGGGGTCGCCGTAGTAGTACCATCTGCGGTTTGCGCCTTGCCCTTTGCCGTAGGAGCCATGCGCACCAACACCAGGCGGTAGTTCGCCACCATATCCGTTGTGATGTGCGCCAGTGCCAAACTCGATAAAAGCAACTGCCTTGCCCTCTGCAATGATGGTGCAGGTGTTCCCGTTTTGCTCAACACGGCAAGAGACATCGTTGCTACCGGCATATTCTGCATTGGCAAAGCGAACTTTCGCCACATCAAGCCCTTTGTCAGCCAACGCCTTTGCAAACTCCTGCGCCTTTTTGTTCAGGGTGGTCTTGTACTCCTGTATCTGACGTTCCGCATCACGAAGTCCGGCATCGCTCAACCTCACTTTAATTTTCACTTGCAGCCACCTCTTTCAGCGCATACAACGTGTCCGTAATATGCTCTGCGACTTTGACCACAATGTAGTTGAAAGGCTTTGAAACATCCGTCTGAAACCAGACGTGCGTTCCCTCATAAAGTGGAGTATTATGCTTTTTGCTGGACGAACTGACCACATAGCTGTAATCCGTGAACGCCCCAAAAGGGCTTGCTTCCGCAGAACCAGTAGGCGGGCTGACGTTCAACATTAGTTTTGCAGGGTCACTCCACGTCTGCGATGTCTCGCCAGTTTCGTTTCCCCATTCGTCCACAACAGGTTCTTTCTCGCCAATGGGGTTTGAATACCAAAGCGGGCGCTTGTCCAGCGGGCTTCCATTGAACATCAGCCAATAACACCTACTCTCGGAACCACTTCGTTCAGCAGGGACTGCGCCACATCGGACGATTCCCACACACGAGTGATACCATTGTTGGTATAGCTCGTCTGTCCATTTGCGCCGATGTGGTTGTACAGTTCCGCTGCAATGCGTATCTGCAACGACTGATACTGCAAGGGCAGCTCGTCCGGTCTGTTACCGAAGGGGTAGCTCTGTGCAAATATCTTGTCTTTGGCAAAATCAAGCAGCAGGTCGAAGAGTGGGTAGTCCTCGTCCGTGACTTCACGGTCAAGTGCAGGGGCGATGTACCGTCCCAGCTTGACTGCCGCTTCGGAATACTGGTCTCCCATGCTGCTTTCCTCCTTTCGCCTTAGTAAGCCTTGATGCAGTACACAGCGTCCATACGCTCAAAGGACGGCAGGACGATTTCAGAAGCATAGACATTGGCGTTGACCGGGTGAACGGTCAGCTCGGTGGTGATGGCAACGCCGGTGTTCACAATGGACACAGATGCACCAGACTGGCCAGACAGCAGGTCGGCTTCCTCAGGAGTAGTGCCGTACCAGACATTGCCCAGCGCGCCAGCAGGGGTGATAACTACCATGCCGTCAGGCAGATACTTCTCGCTTGCACTGTACTGGTCTGCCTTGAACATCTTGTCGTACAGATGGATGGTCAGACCGGTTGCAGATTCGATAATCTGCCGTGCTTCGGCATCCAGCAGAACGGCGTTTGCCTTTGCGGTGACGGTCATGAACCGGTTCTTCACCTCATCCGCAGCAATCATGTTGCGGAAGGTAGCGGTGTTCATGTACACCTCAGTCACGACTTCGCCCACGCTTGCCAGAACAGCATCCTTTGCGGCGTTCAGGTCGGCAATGGGGGTGGCGGTGGTGACGTTCCACTTAGACTTTGCGGCAGAGACTTCCTTGTAGTTGGTGGATTTCCAAGTGCCGTCCGGGTCGTAGTTGTAGGTGTAGTTCACGCCGTTTGCCTTGATAGTGATGCCAGGAACGCCATTGGTGGGAGCCAGCAGCTGCCAGATCATGCGCTCAGGAACGATACGAGCGCCAGTGATAAGCTGTGCAGTGTCATCGTATAGACGGTTCATTACGTCACGGGCATAAGGGTCGTTGCTGTCCAGAACACGCAGGATTTCCTGACGGTCTTTCTCGCCCAGATGGTAGCCCTCGCGGAAGAACGGCATCTCGGTCTCATCAAACTTGAAGCCCTCACGGGTGCGGAACGTAGCCTTTGCGTCAAATGCGCTGGGCATCAGAGACACGCCCACGCCCTTGTGACCACGCAGCCACTTCAGGTCAAGACCGGCCTTCTTCTTTGCAGGGAACAGAGCATCGGAAGCATAGGGCTGCGCATTGGTCGGGTCATTCGTCCAATAGGCGGCAATCGCAGCCGGGGCAAAGACTTCCTTAAGATTCAGTGCCATGTTGTTTTACCTCCTATTAAGCGTTCACGCTGATGTTGTCACGGCAGAAGATGCCGGGAATGGCAGTCTTAAGCGCAGTGATTGCATCAGCATCATAGGTGAAGCCAGAGCTTGCAGCAGCCTTCTTGGTGTCGATAACGCCACGAATCAGCAGGGAAGCATTGGGGTTCTCTGCCGGGTCAACGTCATACAGCAGAATGCCATCTGCGGTGGCGGAAGTCGCCTTCTTGCCAGCTTTGGTCATGGGATAGCCAGCCTTAACCGCAGCAGTTTCAGTCACGGTAAAGGGAATGGCAGTGTAGTCATTGGAAGCAAGGATGGTATCGTTGATTCCGTTGACCGTGTTTCGGATAAACTTCATGTTTTCCTCCTTGTTAATGGAAAGCACTCATTGCGTCACTCGATGCCTTAGAAGTATTTGCGTTCTGCTGTGCAAGGCTCTTAGCAAACGCCACGCCCTCACTATCAGAGCTGCCCTTACCATCCGCACCCGGAGGCGTGGGCATATCCTTCAGCAAAGAAGCCTTGTATGCGGTGTCATGGGCGGTTATAAACTCCGACTGGAACTTAAACACCTTGTCCATGTCGCCGTCAGCCAGTGCAGATGCAGCCTTACCAGCCAGTTCAGCGTCATAACCCTGTGCAACGAACTTCTCACGGTAGGATGCAAGGGTCTTTTCCTTGACGAGGTTTTCCTTGTCGGCGGTCAGGGCTTCAATCTGCTTCTGCATCTCTGCCAGCTTGTCAGCCTGTTCCTGTGCGGCGTTCTCGTCATCAGTACGCTTTGCCTTGAGCTGCTTCTTGTACTCGGCAGCTTCGCCGTTTGCTTTCGTCACGGCGTTGCGCAGCTTCTCCACCTCTGCGTTAGGGTCTGCAACCTTTTCCAGCGCAGAAATGATTTCATCGGCGGTCATGCCCTCTTTATAGGCATCACCAAGCAACACATTGAGTTTCATATCGTTAATTTCCTCCTGCGTTTTTTTACCGTTGCTTCCCTGCAACGCTGCGAAATTTGTATCCCGGCTTCCCTGCCGGAATATATCAGCCCGCTTATGCGGATTGATTTTTAGTCGATTAGTTCCCCTGCGCCGTTGTAAACCAGTTCTTCTTTCGCAACATCAGGAGCGGCGAAAACGGTCGGAACAAGATAGACTGGAACGCCATACAATTTTGCAGCATCAATTTCTACAGTACAGCCGTTATACTGAAAGGCGTTATCGCCGCAAATGCCGATAAAATAATCAGCCTGTGCGAGAAGTTCGATGCTCTTTCCAAGATACCAAAGCCCTTCAGTTCTGCACTTAGGCGGGTTATCTTCGATATAGGTTGGGATAACCTCAAGGCTTTCACCGTACACTGCTTCGGCAATCTTGTGCAAACGGTCAAACGTCATCCGAATATTTTCTTCCGACCGATTCTTCATCGGGCAGGAAATAAACAGCTTCTTCATTTTTGTTCTCCTTCCTTTGCATTAGTCTGTTTACCAACCATTTTGCCGTTGTTGGCAATATGGTCAGTCGGCTGTTCCTGCGGCTTCGGCGCTTTCCCATCCTCGCCCAGCTTTCCAGCGGCAATCAGGAAGGGTTTGCTCATTTCGTAAGCAGCCTGCGGGTCGGGGAACAGACCGGGCGTAGTGAACGCCAACTGCGGGTCAATGCTCTGACCGAGCATCTGTGCAAAAATCTGAACTTTGCTTTGCTGGTTGTCGTACTGACGGCGTGGCAGCTTGATATTGATGTCACTTGCCATCAGTTTAGAACCAACCGTATCACGCAGGATTTTTAGCATCACAGACAGGCTTTGACGTTCCGAGAACTTGAACATATTCTCATACTGCTGCGCCCTTGCTTCTGTGTGATTCCAGCCGTTGCGGACAATGACTGCGCCCACGTTGTCAGACGTTGCATTCTCGCTGCCAGTAGCACTAGGCATAGCAGTCAGGCTGCGGTACACGTTCAACATGGAATCAAGCAAGGTCTGGCTTTGCTGCTGGTCAAGCTCATTTGCAATCTGCGATACAGAAGCAGGCAGACCAGAAGTGGATTTAAGACACATTGCGCCAAGTTCTTTGACCTTGTTCAGCGCATCCTCGTCCACAAGGCAGTTCGTAAACACCATGATGGACTGGATGAACTGCGCTACACCGTCCAGACGGTTGCTTTCGAGGTCGTTGATGGCATCCAGCACAGGGATAGCCGGTTCAAACAGACCCATGCGCTCCGGGTTCAGCTTGTATTCGACCATCGGCAGCATCCCTAGAGAGTGGTTCTCCGACTTTGTGACCTGGCCGTTGTCGATTTCAAAATACTGGTTTGGTGTATACACGCAAATCAGGTCGTTCAGGTCATTCTGATAATTGCGTGGGATGTGTAGCACGTTGGCAATCGGCTTGTGCCCGATGCCGGAGTTGTAAATCACATACGCCATATCCGGGTCGGGAACCTCCACCAGCAGGGGCGTTTCGTCCGGGTAGTTGCCGTTGTACCCCTTGTCAGGGAGAACAATGCGGTATCCCTGTCCGCACTCCAACATCCACTGCCAGAGCCGCCGATCAAGCGCGTCCTTGCCCTCATACTGCAAGGCGTTGGACAGCCGGGCGATTTCCTCACCGTTACCTGTTGCCGTTTCAGACCGTACATAAGAGCACGGCGTACCGCTCATATAGCCTGTGTAGAAGCCCACGCACTCGTTGGCGTGGTTCTCTACAATGCGGTTTGTGATTTCAGCGTGGTATTCCTTTGTGCGGAGGAGGACAGGCTGACTGCCTAAGTAGTAGTTGTGCAAGAAGCGAATCTCATTCTTGTTCAGTAGATGAATAGGCTCTGCCTTGCCCATTACCACTTTCAGCACGTTCGCCTGATTGATTTCCGTCTCCGGCGTTTCAATCGGTCTACGTCCAGTCAGCGGATTATTCAAAAAGCCGCCAACGACCATCTGATACTCAGCCATGTGTTCCTCCTTTCCGGCAAAATAAAAAGCGCAGCAAGACAAACCTGTTAAGGTCTATCTCACTGCGCCAAAACTGCGCTTCAAAAGCTATTCAATTATGCAACTTCTTAAAATATTTTGCGTTATCGCCTTCTAATGAACCGCCGCTCTTGATAATTGCAAAGCAGATTTCGCTATATGCAGAATCAAAATCTCTTGCACGAATAAGGCGTAGCGCATTTTTTAAGTAAATATCACATGGGTATTCGTTCAATTTTTCTTTTTTGAACTTCTTGCCAAACATCGTTCCATCATTTTTCCGGTGGATGGATGATTTTCACCCATCCTTCCTTTGTGTCCCCTTCGATAACGCCCTTGCATCTGTCGCACTTAAAATGGTATCGTCCGTCTACTTCGCCAAGATAGCGATTACAGCGGACGTTTTTATAAATTGGGTTTTGCCTGATACAAGGGCAGCAGATTCTAACCAGCATGAGCGCTCCTTTCGTTGGATTTCTGGAAACAGGCTGTTGAGCACAGACCTGTCAGAAGCTACTGGGAAACTATTCGCACTTCCAGCCGTGCTATTCTTCGCCCGAAGAAAGCCATTGCAGCCTTTACATTCAGTTGTCGGACAGACGTAAACGGGTCAGCTGCAATTTTGGTGCTGCATAATGGATTTGAACCAATGTATGCCCGGTTATGAGCCGGGTGCTCTAGCCATACTGAGCTAATGCAACATAAAAACCCGGCTTGATTGGTTAACCGCTGCTCTTTGCAATGTCATGCCTAAACATTACATTGAGAGCCGGGAATAGCGGTGGAGGTTTTGGAGAATAAGTCCATTCAAAGCTAGGTAGTTGGTTGTGCTGCGTAACGGAATCGAACCGTTGCTTGCCAGCCGTGGGGGAGACAGGCTGGCATTCCCCAAACAATTGGAAACGCAACATATAAAGTCCGGTGAAGGTGAAAGAGTGAGAAAACCTCCACCGGTGAAAGGAGGAATATGCTTGTTAACACGCACGCGAGTAAAAATGACAAAACCCCGCGTGTAAGCTATTCCTTTAAGGGAAGCTGCAAAACTTCCTGCGTACATTATAAGCCTTGTCAAGTGGTGAAATCAAATAAATAGACCCAGCGAACACAATATATTGTGTTTTTAATCAAAAAGGCCTCTTGACAGGCTCAATTTTACTGATTCCGTTGTAAAGTTCATCGGCAAGCTGCGCCAGACTATCCGGTGCATCATCGTGCGGGACTTTGCCAAGCTGCGTGAACATCGTCACCTGTTCCATGAACGCCTTGTACTCTTTCGACTGGTGTTTCTCGTCGAGGAAGTAGAACCGTTTAATGTCCGGCGCATACTGGATGATTCTGGACAGCTTGCTTTGACCGCTGGGCGCATGCTGGCTACGAACAGAGCAGTGATAGCCCTGCTGCCGGAGCTGGCTGTCCACTATGTCACAGTATTCATCACCGCCGTTGTTGGCTTCGCCGCGCACAACATTGATTTTGTGTTGGATGATTTTGCCCACGACTTCCGGTCTGGTCACGGTCTTATCGCCATTATTGAACACAAGGTCAGGGATGAACACGGCATCGCCATACACATAGGCGATAGGACAGGCGGTAAAGTCACCGCCACCCCATGCAATATCCATGACCATGAGCTTGCGATCGGGCTCTCCATCCGGAAGAATGCCGTTGTAATACCGTAATTCATCGGCAGGGAACAGCAGACCTTCACGCACATAAGGCTTGCCCATGTACTTTGCCCACCATGTTGCATCGTCAATACTGGCTTTCATGTCGGCATAATAGGCATCGTCAAATCCCACGCCGTAGTCATAATTGAAGTTACTGTGTCCGTTCTCGTCCACAGCGGGAATCACCCGAAATCTGTACTTAGGATTGTCTGCATACTGGCTTTGGATGCGCCCCAGAGGGTCAAGCACGTTCCAACGTGTACCGACCATCAGCTCCAATGCGCCCTGCTTTTTGCGGTCTTTTAACTGGTTCAGGTAGGCATCGTACTTGTTGTTCAGACGCTCAACGTTCAGACTTTCTTCCAAGTCCTCGATCAAGTCATCGCTGTACAGAACACCGCCCTCTCCGATTTCAACAGCACCAGTCAGCGTGCCGCCAATGGAGCGGCAAGTAAGGGTAGGAAATCGCTTTTTACGGTTCAGGTCAACGCTTTCGTCCTTTGCGCTCTTATCCACAAGCTGAACATCAGGGAAGATTTTGCCCCAGTTATAGGTAACGGGGTCAGTGATGATAGACAGAACTTCGCCGTAAAAGCCGTTGGTCAGCTTGTCAGAATGTCCACTCATGACCGATGCAACGTCCGGGCGATTGCCCATAAGCCATGTGATGAAGAAAATGCACAGCGTACTCTTTCCAACGCGAGCGGGCAAACTGACCCCCAAGAAGTCTATCCGCTTATAGAACAAATCCTCTAGGTCGTCTGCCAGCACTTTCAGCACTCTGCGTCTGGGCTGATAGAATTTCTTCTCCGGCGCGCGATTCCATTCAAGGTAAATGCAATAGCTGTCGAATACATCTTTTGCTTCAAACAAGTACGTCCGGCCGATAATGTCATAGACCTTCGCCACGTCCTCGCCTGTTTTCATCTTGGCCATCATGGCTGCACAGACAGAACGCAGCTCACCAGAGTATTTGTAAGCATCGAACCGCTTATCCTGCGGCAAAGAGTCTCTAAGGTTCACGACCGCCTGAAACCAGTCCTCATAGACCTGTGCTTCGGTCGGATTCTGCTTTGCATACGCTTTGATGCTGTCGATGATGGCGATACACTGCTTTGGCTGCATAAAAAAATAGGCACCCCCTACCTGAAAATGTAAAGAGTGCCTACAACTGCACAAAAATCAAATATTCGGTTTTATTCTAGGTTGCGAACAATGTCACCTCGCGTCTTTCAAACGGTTTGCGTCATAATCCGTAAACATAGCTGCTGCGGTCTTCATAGCTTCTTCTATTGTAGGAGCCTTGATGAATGCTCTGCATCCAAACAAAACTCCACTTGAGTTTGTTTTGTTATCTTCTGGAATGACGTAGATTTTTCCGTTTTCGCGTTTGGCAAGCCATGTAGGAGTGTTCCTGTATGCTTCTTCTTTCGCCTTGCGTTCAGCTTCCATTTTTTCACGGACTTCCTTAAAAATAACATCAGCTTTCCGCTCTGCATCTTGCTTAGACCACGCATCGACATAAGCGAATCCGTGACCCATAATAACATTTTTCTCAACGTTATCTAAATGCGATTCACGGCAATCTGCGCCACCATAGGCGTAAACCGTATAAGTGAGTGGTTTTGCCGTCAGCTCTTCGTTATCCTCGTATTCTTCAACATTGGCATCGTACATCTCTGCGATTTTCTCTGCACGTTTGCGGCTTTTGGTCAGAGTAATGATGTGATAATCCGTGTATTCACCGCTTGTCACTGCGTAAAGTTTTCTAGCCATACTTTCACCTGTTCTGTTCAGCAATCCGATACCATGTCTGGCGGGTCACACCAAGCTGCTTGGCAGCTTCGGTGACGGTCAGCAGACGTTTTTCTACCTGTTCGTGCAGAACATCAAAGAGGTTGCGGTCATACTCGGTGGGCTTGCGGCCTTCCCTGTAATCGGGGCGCTGGCTGGCAATCTTCTTGCCCTCTCTGGTGCGCTCAACAATCATGTCACGTTCAAACTCTGCAAAGGCAAGCATAACAGTCCGAATGACTTTTCCAGTAGGGGAGTTATTCATAACCCCCATATTCAGGATGTTCACCGAAACGCCCCTATCAATGAATTGGTCTATCAGTTCAAGACCATTCTTGGCAGAACGAGCAATACGGTCAAGTTTCGCAACAATCAGCGTGTCCCCCGGCTGAATTTCAGCCATCAGCTTGTCAAGTTCAGGCCGGTGCAGCTTCGTGCCGGTGTAAACATCCGAAAAAATTTTCTGTGCGCCGTTAGCTTTCAGAAGTTCCGACTGGGCTTCAAGGCTGTTGCCGTCAATCGCCTGACCAGCGGAACTGACACGAGCGTAACCGTAGATCATTCAGGTTCACCGTCTCTTTCAAGAACTTTGAGAGCAAATTCATCCGATGCAACATCAGCGCCAATAGGCTGAATCACGATTTGGTATTTCATTTCTTCCAAAAGCATTGCCATTGTGGATAACTTCAAATCATCCGCATTAACACGGTTTGTCACATAAGAAGAAACTTCATATCCCATTTGCCTTGCAAGAGATGCAGAAGTATATCCTCTGATTTTCATAACGGAACGAAGAATGTCCCCGGAATTGACTTTATTTTTGGTTGCACCGCCTTTTTTCTTCTCTGCCATTTTTATCGAACCTCTCTTTCAACCCAATGATAACACATTCTCGTGTCACTGTCAACACCTTCTTGTGTTTTTTGCAAATTTTTTACTATCAATAGGGTGATAAAACGGCTGTAAACTTTTTCGTTGCTTTACAAACTGTATACTTGAATAATAGCCTTACGAATTATCGAAAAATATCTTTTGAGTTACTATCACTAGGGTAAACTAATCCGTTTACGGAAGTACTATCAAATAACGTAAATTTACGTTAGAATGCGTAAAATGTCACAGATGTGTGACTGAATTATACAAATTGAGCTGTTGACAACTATATACCAAACGTCTATAATCTAAGACAGCAGAGCACACGATGAATCAGCCAACAACGGTAGATTTATCCTTTGTGGCATAAAAAATAGGCCGTCAGCACGACCGACCAAAGTAGCACTGACGACCTATTCCACCACAAAACAGAAGCTGCGCAACCAAGGGCGCAGTCTCGGTTTCTGTTAATTATTATAGCAGAAGCAGACAGCTTCTGCAATAGAAAGGAGCAAAAAAACATGAACTTTCCCACAACAACCGAAGAATTTCTAAAAACCCTCGCCCACGGCAAAGAGCCGACCAGCGAGGACAGGGAGTACGCAGAAGCGCTGGGTAAGCTGTCCGAACTGAACTATCGGGCAGGGTACGAAGCGGGAGCGACCAAAAGCAACAGTTAAATTTTGTGCAAGTCTACAAACTTTTAGATTTTGTACAGATACCAGTACTACATTAAGCGTTTGCGTAATTGACAAACCACAACATATTGCATATACTGGTTGCCCTTACATGAAGGGAGGTGAGTTTATGTACAGTCCTTATCTCGAACGGCACAATCACACGTTCACTGTTGCACTGACCGAACGGCAGTTCCAGTGGCTGAAAGCCTATTGCACCGAACACAAGGTCGCACAGGCAGCAGCCATCCGTGACACATTCTTTGAAGTGCATCCAATCCCGGAGACCAATGAAAACGAAAAATGATACGCTCGCTAAAGTTTGGCGACCACAGCGAACGTATCATATAAACCCTGAGAGAAGCATTCTCTCGCCGTTATTATAGCAGAAAATCGCTTCTCTCACAAGTGAAAAGGAGCTTTTTAATGCAACTTTCTTTGTCTGAGAACATCAAAATCTTCAACAACGCCGAGTTTGGCGAAATCCGTGTCATGCTCATTGATGACGACCCTTGGTTTGTTGGCAAGGACATTGCGGTAGCACTTGGCTACGCAAAGCCTGAGAACGCACTGTCAGCACATGTTGATGAACAAGATAAAACCACTACCCTGATTCAGGGTGATGGTTCTAATTACAAGAGCAAGACAACCATCATCAACGAATCAGGTTTGTACAGTCTGATTTTCAGCAGCAAGCTGGAAAGCGCACAGCGGTTCAAGCATTGGGTCACTCACGAAGTTCTGCCCTCCATCCGCAAGCATGGAATGTACATGACCGATAACCTGTTGGAGACGGCTATTGCCAACCCGGACTTCGTGATCGGGCTGATTCAGAACATGAAGGCCGAAAAGGAAAAGAGCGCAGCATTACAGATGCAGAACAAGCAGCTCTGTGAGAAGAACGAGGAGATGCAGCCAAAGGCAGATTACTTTGACGACCTAGTGGCGTGGAACGTATCTACCAATTTCCGCTCGACCGCAAAGGAACTGTGTATTCCTGAACGCCTGTTCATCAAGATGCTTATTTCTGACGGTTACATCTACCGTGACAAGAGCAAAGGCATTTTGCCGAAAGCAGGCAAGGGGGACGGTCTTTTTGCCGTCAAGGAATACTGCAACCAGAAGAACAAGCACGGTGGCGTACAGACCAGAGTAACGCCGAAAGGCCGTGAGACGTTCCGTCTGCTCTATGCAAGCATCCGCAGAAGCGTATAACAGCCTATAAGAAAAGCCAGTGGTTAGAGAATATCTAGCCGCTGGCTTTTTGTGTTATGGATTATTCTGCGAGGTCTGCGTACTTGACTTCAATGCGAGGAAGTTCATCGGTGGTACTGGTTAACGCTCTGGTGATTTTCTCAAGCCCGGTGAACTCGCCGTAGACAACGATAATATCATCATTCAAAATCTTTACGACATCGCCGCCACGCTTATCCAGCATATAATACTCGTCATCTGCATAGAATCCGTATCCGCTGTTATCGGTGTAGGTTCTCCATGCTTTCTCGCTGCCGGAGAAGTTTGCGTCTATGATCTGCGATACCTTGACCTTGACAGTAATTTTAGTGCTTTCATACTTTTCTGGATAACGGCACAGTTCCTTATAGTCCACAGTCTGGCACTCTGCCTTATAATCGTCCTCGCTGATTTCAGGCGCAACGGATGCAACGGAAGGAGCGGTGGATGCACTTGCCTTAGATGTTGCTTTGCTGCCACTTGCAGAGCTGTCAGAGCTACTACCGCCAATAGCAGACAATACAATCAGAACAATGATGGCAATGAACCACCAGCGCTTGTAGATGGGCGGCTTATTCTTACCGCCACACTGAGGGCAGACCTTTGCGCTTGCGGCAATCTCTGCGCCACAGTGCTTGCACGTTGTCATTTTACTTTTAGCCATTGTAGATTCCTCCCTTTCAAGGCTTGTAAGGCAAGTATAGCACAGAACACAGGCCCTTTGTAGGGGTCTTTTTATTTTTGCGGCGGAATTTTTGAAATTGGCGATAGGGGTGGGGGTGTTTTGTGCAGAAAAGAGGGGGTGGTGAATCACCACCCACTTTAATAAAACGCCTTTTTTGAATTTTTTTCTACGCGAAGTGTCGACCACCCCACCCCCGGCTCTCCCTGTATACCCCACCGGTGACCCCTGCCAGCCCCAGCGCACCCGGACAGACTGCACATCACAGGCAGCAGCGCAGGGAGCGCCAAAACCAGGGCAGACCATGCAAGACACGGCGCACTAACACGCCGCACCGGTCTGCATACGATACCAGACCGCCCACGTCTGGTAGATCGTACCGGTGCGGGACGCTGGAGGGCGGGCAGTGTGTCCGAAACTGAGCAGATTTGTACACACTCAAGCATGAACGACTTTCAACACAAGAATGTGTGCAAAACTATTGACACAAACACAAGAATGTGTTACTATATAGACAACACAAGAACGTGTTACACCACCACAAAACAGGAGGACAAAAACCATGAAAAAGACCATCGACTATACCGCACTTGCTGATACCATCCGCGCCGAACTCAACGCCCGCCACGGCCGCAGCGCATGGGATAAGGCCGTAACGCTGTACGCCCTCGACCTGCTGGACGATGTGCAGGAGGGTGCGGACAATATGGAGCGCTTGCCCCTTGACGGCGCGGAGCTTGAGCGGTGGGCGCTCAACGGTGCAAGCTGCTGGGAGCAGTACAGCAACGGCGGTTGCTCCCTCTGCTATGATGCTGATATTGCCGCTCGTGTCTGCACCCCGTCCGAGCTCAAGCGCAAGCACGGCGGAGCGTATGAGCCTAACAGCCGGGAAACGTGGCTTGACGTGCAAGCCCGCGCACTGTATCAGGCTTGCAACCGTATCCGTACCATCTGCCGCACCGACGGCCTGTATTATAAGGAGGTATAAAAAATGATTACTCTTGACTTTTCCCAGTGGGCCGCCCTCTGGTACGTGGGCGGCATGGTCAGCGGGGCGCTGGTTGTGATTGCGTTTCTCAACAGCTAATAAGGAGGGGGCAGAAAATGACAATTGATATTTACAGGCCGGAACTTGTTGCAGAGTATCGCGGCAACGTTAAAGCTGCTATTAACGCCGGTGCTTATAGTATATGGAACGCGGAACGCATTACAGGCGCTTTTAATTTTGGGCACGGTACACAGGCCGATTTTGAGCGACACAAAAAAGCAAATTCCGCCTTGCATCTTTTTATGGAGGTATAAAAAAATGACGTTGTTTGAAGAAAAGGTGAACGAATACCGCGAAAACAAGCGGCTTTTGGAAGAACTGGAAGCAATGAATGAAAGCATTAAAGCTGATATTATCTGCATGATGCAGGGCGCGCCAGAGATGGCGCAAGGCACCGCAAAGGCTATCTATAAGGACGTGCAGAGCGTCCGGCTGGATAGCAAGCTTTTGAAGACGCTGCACCCGGATATATACGCTGAGTGCAGCACCCGCACAAGCTACAAGCGCTTCAGCGTGGTATAAGGGGGTGCAAGCTGTGATTTTATCTTGTGTCCTGTTTTGTTTTTGGTTTTTTAGTGCCTTGTTTAAGGCAAGCAAGTAAGGAGGGCTATATATTATGACTACTAATAAGGGATATGACGCAATGACTGGGCTGTACAGCTCCCGTTACTACGCGCGCAAGGCCGCAACCGGCGCAGAGGTTGTTGTTAAGGTTTGCGGCGGCTATACCATCATGACGGTAGCAGATTATAATGTTTGGCGCAATCAGCGTTGACACAATTTCAGATTCAACCCCGCTCCGGCGGGGTTTTTCTTTTGCCTTACATCGACACGGTGCAGGGCTTTTATTTTTACCCGGCGGCGGGTGAGCCGCTGACAAGCATTTACAGCGGCTTTTCTGACACCAATGTAGTTATACCGCCACAACGCCAAAAGCGTTTACAGGGCTTTACAGCAACGTTTCCGTTAATTTGAGCCATTCCAGCGCACACAATACAACAGCCACGCAAGCCGCTTATACACTGCCTGCGCCACGCTGGATGGCATACCGTCAAGCGCTGCACCTCCACCGATACCAGATACCACCGCCACGCCGGACGCTGTACAGCTCAGCACAGCCGCCTATTATAATAAGGTATATAATGGTGCGTCCCTGTCGTGGATCCATGCCAGACAGTGCAGCATAGCGCAGACCATGCCAGCCCGGCGGGCACGGTCTCCAGCGGTCTGCTGACCATACAGGAGGCAAGGGCAGAGGGCAGACCCGGCAGCAGGTGGGCGGAACTACTGGCGGCTTGCCGCCACTTCTCTTTTCGGGCTTTCGCCCGATAGCCAATAGAGGTCAGAAATAGTCGCAGCGTTCCGGCTGGAATAGTCGTAACAGCTTCTGGAATAGTCGTAGTTTCTCCCGGCGGATAGTCGTGGAATAGTCGTAAAGTCATCAGACGACCACTGTTTGAAAGTCCTATATATAGTATAATAACAAGCTACTCGCTGATAGTCGTAGAGCAATAGTCGTAGCGTTTTCTAACGAGCCATCGTCAAATAGTCGTGTATTTTTTGTACGAAATAGTCGTTTGCCTTTTAGGAAAAGAGAGATGCGATAGTCGCTAAGTCATCAGACTGCATAAAAATCATAATTCATTGCATATATTCATCAGTTTATTCATACGCTAGCCATACCAAATTCGTATACCAACCGTACTTATTATAATATACGCTTATATATCCTAGTAACTATCTAGGGATTATTCCGCTGGAATAGTCGTATCATCTAATTCGGTCCGTTCCTGCTCGATTTAATTCCCAGCAATGTGCTATGATATTTCAACTAATCCATACTACTTTGCTATGAATAGTTATACCTGATAGTCGCAGTCAAGTTGTGCAACATTTGTATATATAAAGCCAACTACAAAATGAAGTCAATTCTCCATGTGAAATAGTCGCAGATGGTGATAGGTCAGATGCTGCTACTCTTTACAGGCTAGATGCCGTTACCGTTGGAGGTCACCCGGTCGGCGCGGTGCGCCGGACGATAGAGGGTGACGTAACGTAGAGGTCAGATGGACGGTCTGCTCATATTCAGCCAATAGAACCTAACGGTAGATGTTAGTCACGGTCTGCTCTGCTGGCTAACGGTATAGCTTTTGGAGATAGAGGGTTGTAGGGGGAAAGAGCCTTTATAAAACATTTGGTTGTCATTTTTCGTTGTCGCAGTTGTCGCACCATTTTGGCGTGGGGGTCTCAAACAATTTATTTGTTTGAGGGGGGAATTAGGGGGATTATAGGGGGTAATAGGGGTTGTAGGGGAAAGAGGGGGAAGAAAGGGGGGAAGATTGGATGCGGACGCATCATGTGCATCCATTTGCATCCAAACGCATCACGCTGATAGTCGTAGCCATATCAGCTCAAACTCCGCTCGATCACGACGGCTCCTGCTCAAAACCAGACCTTGCCGTTTTCTCTCGATAAATAACAGACGAAAAAACACGGAATAGTCACAGAGGGTAGTTTTACCACCTGACACCATTCCATGCTTTCTGATACAGTAGTTTTGTAGCCGCACGAGCTAAGATTAGATATTCTTGGCTTCTCTTGCCTTACGCAAACGCTCTGCCAGTGCTTCACGCTGCTCTTTGCTGATCTCACGAGTGACAGGCGGCCTGAACTTCACAAGACGTTTCGGCATCGAATAGGTCTTGGATTCCTTGCACCGCTTGGCAGACAGCTCCGCCATAAACTTGTATGTGTCGGGAAACTGCTCACAGAGCTTGTCCAGCTTGCGAATGTAAACTGGGTCTGCTGTGTAGACTTCTGCGGTATCCTCCGCCGCGTTGAAGGTGATGATAGTTTCACGCTCGATGTTGCTAAGTGCCATAGTTATTTTCTCCTTTGCGTTATTTCTGGTTGACTTTAGTTTTTGAACAATCGTAGCAATACATACACCACTCACATGGAGACGTTTTGTAACAGATTTCTCCTTGCTCTTTTGCCTTGCGATATTTAGCTTCTCTCGCTTCTTGCTCCTTGCGTTCTTTTTCGTGCCGTCTGTGTGCATTGGCGATGATGATAGCATGGACAGCAGCCATGTTTGGAACCATAGACTTTTCCTCCTGTATTTTGTGTAGTGAAAAATATTTATGGGGTTCAGACGGTAACTTTATCGCCTAGACCCTGTTATCTGTTTTTCTTGCCTATTCTACTGTGACGATACGATCGCAAAAGCGATGCTAGGCTGCTATCACTCAATCGCTTCGTATGTTTTCTCGAAAATGTCAGGTTTACACGGGTAGATTTCGCCATTTACGCCACGAATGATATAATCGCCAGCCCTTGCAATCATAGTCCCTTCAAGCGTTTTAATCTCGCACCACGCAGGGCCATCGTAAAACTTTCCGAAGTCATGCGTGATAATATCATTGCTACTTACTGCATCCCAAAACCAATCTGCTCCAACAAGACCTCGCGCATTGAGTTTGAATGCCTCGATAACAACTGGTTTCTTGCGATATTTCATATTTATTCTCCTCTCGTTACATCCACACGCATTCTTTGAACTGCTGGGTTTCCATCTGGAACGTGATGTCTAGTGACCCTACGTTGCCCTCTTTGTTCTTCTCAAGCGCAAAGTGATAATGCTGCTCCGGTCGTTTTTTTGTGGTCACGTTCTGTGCCAGCAGAATGATTGCATCTGCGTCCTGCTCGATCTGTCCGCTCTCTCGCAGGTCTGCGGCAGTCGGTGGGATGCCTGCTCTTGCTGTCTCTCGATTGAGCTGTGCAAGAGCTACCACCAGCGTTCCTGTGGACTGTGCGAACTCATGCAGCGCCATGCTGATCTCCGTGACGGCACTGTATCGGTCTTTCGCTCCGGCTTGATGGATAAGCTGCAAATAGTCAATGAACACTACTTTGGCTTGCATTCTGATAGACTGCGTTCTAATCCATCCAACGCTCTTACCGGCGGCAGAGCGGACGTACAGCGGGTATTTCTTGATTGCTGCCAGTCGGTCAAGCTCGTTAATGCTGACGGTCTTGTTTTTGACCGTGTGAAGCGGTACGCCTAGCTGGTTTGCGATAATACGAGCATAGAGCGTATCTGGGTCGGTCTCTAGACTAAAATATGCCACCCTGCGTCCGTTCTTGGCTATTTCACAGGCAAGTTGCAGGGATAGAGCAGTCTTACCGGCAGATGGTCTGCCGCCGATCACAACGAAGTTGCCCGGCACAAGATGCAAGTTGTTGTCCAGCACTCTAAGCCCTGTGCTGATATACTCCGGCTTATCATCCAGCTTGCGGATGTAATTGTCTATGCCATCGCACATCGGGATGAAATCGCTTCTCTCGTTGTGCAGGTTGATAGCTTCGCCTAGCTGCTCATAAATACCTGTCAGGTCTGCGTATCTGGTCGAGCCATCAACGATTTTAAACGCAAGCTCTCTGGCTCTGGACAATGCTACCTGTTCTTTGACGATTCCAGCCCATCCAAGCATCATGTCATGTGTGACGTTGCGGATGAACTCTGCACCGAAGGCATCAAGGCATTCACCCATTGCTTTCTTGCAGTTATCGTACCGCCCCATGACTTCTACCGGGTTCCACTTGTCGTTGTGTTCCCAATAGCCACGAATGGCGGCGAATGTATCACGCAGTTCAGGACAGAAATCGTCGATTTTAAGGTCTTGCAGCACATCGGCGTATTCCGAGAACGTGAGGACTGCCCCCAGCAGGATGTATTGGGTCTGATTTTCAATATTCACCGCAGAAAGTCTCCCTCGTCAGGCAATTCAGCCATCGTCTGCTGATAGCCACCGTTCCAGTCCTTCACGTTACGCATCCAGTTCCGTGCAGCAGCTTTCCAGTCTTTCATAGGCGACTTGCCGACTTTCCAGCCATTCGCCGTGAAATGGTCAACGAACCGCTCTGCTTCTGATTCTATGTAACCCTTGTCCGCAAAGTATTCTTTGGCTTGCTCGACAGTCGGTGCTTTAAAGCGTTTTACTTCGTTGGCATTTTTCTTTTCACATTTTTCTTTTTTATCAGATTCAGATACAGAATCAGATACAGATAAGGCATCGTTTGCATTCATTTGCATATTTTGCATACCAGTGCATGCGTTTGCATCATTAGTATGCGTTTGTATGCATTTGCATTTTTCATCGTTCCAACGCTTATTTGCACTCCGTCTGTTTTTCTCGATTCGCTCCTGTCTTTTCTGTGCATTCATATCATCGAACGCCTTAACAACTTTCCAGAGCATCCGCATAGCACGGTCGTTGTCGTATGCTGGCTCAAGTCTGGTCTCAACGTATTGTGCATAGTTGCGGACAAACGCTCCAAATTCCTCGTCCGTCAATTCGTCCATCGCATGAACGTGTTCCAACAGAAGAATCATTGATGTTCTAGGCTTGTGTTCTTGCTCCATATTCAATCCTCTTTGTAGCGCTTGTTCCATGCTTCGATGGCTTTTTTCTTGCAAAATGTTGCAGAAGTGTTCACCCCGCATTTCCCGCAGACTACCCAACTAGCCATGTCAACATTGAATGGATGAATCACTTTTACAGTCGGTGGTTCCGCACCGCAGAACGGGCATCTTTTGAGTTCTTCCATTTTTAATTCTCCTCAAAACAAGCACTCAGTGTCAGATTCACGCAGCCATCCTTCGCCCGGAATGTTGACTATCTCATAATACTGCCGTGCAACGTAGATTGTTTTCTGCCCATCCTCAGCAATCAGACCGACAATAAGATAGTTGCCAGCAGCCATAAAGAACCAAGGGTTGCTCTTGTAAGTCTCGCCCTTCATCCAGTTCTTCATTTTGTTTACGGCTTTTTCAATGTCCATGTCGGGGCAGTCTGGGTTGTCGAATGCAAAGAAATCCTCAGGAAATTTAAGCTTTTTCACTTTCTAAATCCCTCTCTTGTTCTCGTGATTCGCTTATGTGCTTTGACAGGCCTTGTGCCTTTGCCGTAAGCTGGGCGGATATGTTTTGCCTTGATGTACCCACAAGGCGGTTTCGGCCCGAAGTCAAAAAGGCTCAAGTCCATAACGATAATGCCAAACTTCTTGTTTGTCATGTTTAGCCCTCCTATACCATTGGGAACGCCATCCAATGCGTCACAGTCACACCTTCCGGCAGTCTCTCGCCTATCTCGTCCCAGAACCGACCGTCTGCGTAACAGCCAAGAAAATACGCTGTCGGCAAGATTCCTTGCAACATTTTTCCATCTTTATTATGCCACGTTTTCTCAGTCGCAAGCAACAAAGGTGTCGTTCGCTCTCGTGGCGGTTCGCTTGCCGGATGCCAAAGGGTGTTAGCCATTGTTATACCCCGCAGTAGCAAGAACGACTACCCATCCAATTAAGAAAATAGCAACATTAAGAACCGCACAAGCAACAACCTTGATAACGGTGCTATCAATATATTCGTCCAAAGTTTCCCAAAGGATATATCGCTCAAACAGATAAATAGGCGATACAAACAATATACCCACCATCGTTGTCAAAACGATGCCTAAGGCGACCTCATATATCAGCATTGCCCTTTCTCCCTTCAATCTCCGTCCCATACACCGTCAGGCCGCATCTTTGCAAACGCCAGCAAACCATACAAAGCGCTTACCAGCGGAGAACTGCTTGATGCCCATGCAAGAGCAATGTTCTGTGGTGCAGTAAAAGTTCATTTGTACTTCACCCATCCTATTTGTTCGCAAACGCCAACAGTAACGGGGTCACATCTATGTACAATCATTTCCATTGTTACTTTTGCGCATTTTGCTGCATTGTTTTCGTTTGTGCTTGAAAACAACCCACGAACCGTTTCATACTGCAAGTTCTTTAATTCATTAACCGAAAATACAGAACCGCATTGCTTGCATCTGTATATCCCACAAAATCTCATTTCCTCTGCCCTTTCTTTCCCCTGTTGAACCGCCCGATCACTCGCTTATACTCCTCATAGCACTCCGGGCATAGGTCGCCTGTGTCCCTGCGCCACGCCCAGTCCTTGAAGTATTCGTCAGGGTTCATCGTCCTGCCACCCAGAACTGCTTCGCAGCGGTCGCATACTCGCTTGTGGTAGATTCCTCTGTCAGTCTGCATTAGATTCGCCTGCTTTCTTTTTAGATGCGCGTTTTTTATTTTGGCTTTCAATCTGCTGTGGGATAGAATCAATCAGATTCTTGAACTTCTGCATAGTTTGATACTCAGTCAAGCCAAACATAAACTGCGCTAGTTCTAATGGCGTTCCAACCTGTTCCGAACGACCGTCAGGATATGTAATGATTTTCATTGCTCGTTTTCCCCAACATCCTTGAACAGGATTTCTTTGTCGGCTTTCCAGTCTTTGATTTTGCACGGAATATCCGTGCCGGGAACGGTCTTTTTCAGACCATCCATCTGCCAGACGTTCCATGAGATGATGTCTGCGATACAGTCAAGAAACATGGGCATACTGCCGATTTCCAGCTTTTTAGCATCAAACCGATACCTAAAATTTTCGATCAGCGTCAAGAACAAGTTGCACCTTGCCAGCAAGAGATTGTCTCCCTGCCACTCATAGCCGTATGTCGATGCGTATGCCCAGCATATCCACATATCGCAGTCAGAGAACTGCTCTTCCAGAACATTTAGCTTCCTATCCAGCAGACCGATTCTGTCCGGCACGGCAATCATCTGCCCTGTTGTGGTATCATATCGGCTTGTCAGGAACGGTGCTTCGCCACAGGTTACTTCAAGGCAAGTCTTGTTGATGTATTCCTTCCAATCCTCGCCCTTCAGGTCGTTTTCGGCAACGTCTGCCATCTTCTTGCAAACCCATGTCGGTGTAAACACCTCTGCTTTCTTACTGGTGCGCTTCTTTTGGTCTGCAAGCCGTTTCTGCACACGAGGGACAAGCTGAACCCTATCCAGCTGTTCCAGTGTGATTTCATCTGCAAAGCCAACGCCCAGTTCAGGCGGCGGGTCTGTCGCCCAGATGATATTCTTGCCTGTCGTGTGGTCTTGCAAGAGGACAGGCAGAAACGTGCGTAGGCAGGGGTCGGAGAAGTCAATCAGTTTTTCCATTTGTCAGCCCTCACCATGATTTTGTTCTTCTCTTTCAGCCAGTCCTTGACGCAATGAAAGCA